TGTAGCATGAAATTTGTGGCGCAGTAATCAATGTGTTTTCAGAACCTTTTTTAAGAATTTGTGCCACCTGTCTACTCATATCCCCATACTTGACTGGCACCTGTAGTGTTTCTGATTCGCCTTTAGAATTTTTGCCTGTGATATATGAAAAATTACTCATCATGCGAATGAATTGTAAAATGTATCTTCTTATCTGTGCGTCATAAAAATGTTGCATTAGTTGTCAGCCTTTGGTTTAAGTAATTTGCTAAGTGCTACTCTTTGATCAGTTGTAGATGATCCGTCTGCTAAAGTAGTTGTCTTAGTATTGTTTATGAATCCTGTTTTTTGTGTTTCTCTTGTGTCAGTATTGGTCATTGTTTGTCTTACATTATCTTCTATTTTAACAAATCTTCTACCATCAAATCTAAACAATCTATTTGGTGAAAAGTCTGTCCTTAATACAAACATTCCTTCAACAGGCTCCTTAGGAAATTTTGTAGACGCAGTAAAAGTCTCGCCGTTGGCAGGGATACCATCTCCTGTGAGATATCCTTCAATATAACCATTGGTCTCAGGGTTGCCAAAGACTTTGTCAACATTAAGATGTCCTGTGTCTGTGGTAACATCATCGTCTACTGTGACTAACGCTACCCGTCCTTCTTCTTCTGTTGGCATGACATACAATTGTTTTGTATTATAACCAGATTGAGGAGCATCCTGTTCTGCCTGGTCAATAACTGCTTTGTTAATTTCCAAGTCTTTGTCTCTAGTTTTTTGTGCGGTGTTTTCATCTTTGTTGCCTAGTATATCACGGAATTCTTGTGCGTCTGTTATGCCTTTTACACGGACTCTGTACAGATGTGGCCACCATGTTCTTGAAAATCCTTCCGCCGCTCTATTGACATCTTCTACTACATAATATCTTTTAAGAGTGTCAGAGTCAGATGTATCTAAACTATTATCATCTTTAAGATGTGGAAGTTCAATAACATCACCGGCCATAATTTTCCTACCAAGTGCTTCTACTATATCTCGGATATGAAAAGTCATAAACAATTGATCATTCTGTAAGAACAAACCAAACTGTGATAGATCAAAATCAATATCAGATACGTTGTATATTACTCTAGTATGATAGACATCTGGATCATACTTGCGATCTCTGTTTTCTAAAAATAATAGGTCTTGAATGGCCAATTCATTCAAAGAATCTCCTGTCCTTTGTGGCTGGGTGGCATCATTTAATTCACCTTGAACATTAGGAGCAATGTATTTGTGTATGTAGGCGTCTGTACCACCAATTTGAAACATTTCACCTATGTTGCGATCAGTGAAGGTAAAATCGTTTCCTTTTTCAGGTTTGAATAATGATAGTCTTGGCATTTTACATATTTATGGTGCTATAAATACACTTATGCCAGACACAGGACTTTCTTCTACTACAGACGCTCAAATTAATGCCGCTAAACAGGAAATTTTTGATTATGTAAGATTACGACTTGGTGACGGAATGATTGAAGTAGAACTTGATCCAGCACACTATGAAATGGCATTCAAGACAGCTGTTGACAAATTCCGTCAGCGTTCGTCTAATTCGGTAGAAGAATCATATGGTTTTCTTGAACTAAGAGAAAATCAAACACAATACACTTTGCCAGCAGAAGTAATTAATGTTACAAGAATTTACAGACGTACAGTTGGAGGTGCTTCTGGATCCGAAGGAGGTTCAGCATTTGATCCATTTGAATTAGCATATACAAATGTTTATTTGTTACAGACAGGTAGAATTGGTGGACTTGCCACTTATAATATGTTCGCTGGATATCAAGAATTAGTTGCTAGAATGTTTGGTGGATTTATTAATTTTAAGTTTGATCAACCAACAAGAAGGCTTACTATTTTTAGACGACAGCGATCAAAGGAAATAGTTCTTATAGAACAGTACAACCATCGTCCGGACTTTATATTACTATCCGACATCCATGCCAAACCATGGATTAGAGAATACACACTTGCTGTATCTAAGTTTACACTAGGTGAAGCTCGATCTAAATTTTCAATTATAGCAGGCCCGCAAGGTGGTGGTTCACTTAATGGTGATGCACTCAAAAGCGAAGCAATGAATGAAATGGAAAAACTAGAACAAGAAATCGGAAACTATGCTGAAGGTGGAACTCCTTTGTCCTTTACAATAGGATAATTTTTCTATATAATAATTTAATGATCATAGGCATATGTGGACTGATTGGTTCAGGCAAAGGCACAGTTGCTGACTATCTTATTGATCAACACAACTTTAAAAAAATCTCATTTGCGGACAAACTTAAGGATGCAGTCGCAGAAATGTTCGAATGGCCAAGACAAATGGTTGAGGGAATCACACCACAATCCAGAGATTGGAGAGAAAGGCCAGATGCTTTTTGGAGTTCTGAAATGGGGGAAGATATAAGTCCAAGACATGTTCTACAAGTATTTGGTACTGAATGTATGCGACATGGATTTTTCGACGGAGTGTGGGTGAGTCTTGTAAAGAAAAAAATCCAAGAAAACCCCCACACAAATTGGGTGTTACCTGACACAAGGTTCCCGAATGAAGTCAATATGATTAAATCAATTGGAGGAGCAGTGTGGTGCGTTAAACGTGGCGAAAATCCTTTTTGGTTCGATCAATATCTATCCAAAAGAATAGAACCAAAAGATGTTCATCCATCTGAATGGGCATGGGCACACAGCGACTTTAATGTTGTTATCGAAAACAATTCATCGCTATCTGACCTGCATTCAACTATATCTAAAAATATTATTGATCTGCGGTAAGATCGCCTTGTCGCCAACCAGTTTTTTTAACATGAATTAATCGATTACAGTTAGCACAAACTGTTTTAAGATTACTTGAGATATTATTTGTCATGTTGCCATCAATGTAATATACATCTAGTTGATAAGGATGCTGTGCTGTAAAGCCGCACATTTCACATGATCGTTTTTTATCATATCCTGACCTTTGCCAGGCAGGTGTTGTAATTACAGAACTAGATGTTTTTTTGATACAGGAATCACATTTTTTTCTGTAATAAACTTTGTTGCCACGTCTATAATTGTAGGCAGCTGGTTTGCTGTTACATTCTTGACACAATGGCCTTTTGTTTCCGTTTCCATTAAGCACGTACATATTTATGTGTACCTTTTTTCAACTCTTTAAAATTATTGTAATAATCAGCCCATCAGTGGTAAATATTCTTAACAAGGAGTAAACGACAAATGGCACTAATATCACCAGGAGTACAGGTTTCCGTAGTAGACGAATCTTTTTACGTCCCCGGAATACCAGGAGCAGTTCCACTAGTAGTGGTGGCAACTGGTCAAGATAAGACATCAGGTACAGGAAGCGGAACAGCTAGCGGTACACTGAGCACAAACGCAAATGAAATATTTTTAATTTCATCACAAAGAGAATTAACAGAAACTTTCGGAAATCCCGAATTTTATACAGATGCATCTGGAACACCAATCCAAGGTTATGAACTGAACGAATACGGTCTTCAGGCAGCTTACTCCTTTCTTGGCATTGCCAACCGAGCATTTGTAATCAGAGCAAACATAGATTTAGACGAGTTAGAAGGATCAGCAGATGCGCCTGGTGGCAGACCTAATGATGGCTTTTACTGGTGGGATCTTGCTTCATCATCATTTGGTATAAAAGAATGGAACGAAGCAACACAAACTTTCACAGCAAAAACTCCAATTTTTATAACATCAACAGATGATGTGACAGGCACTGCTCCAAAAACCAACAAAGGCTCAATTGGAGACTATGCCGTTGTAGCAACAAATACATTCAATAGATTGTATTTCAAAACACGTTCCAACACATGGGTACAGGTAGGTTCAGCTTCATCTGCAACCAAAGATGCTTCATGGAACTCAGCACATCCAACTGTCAGGGGAACTGTAGCAAATCCAACACTAACTAACTCCGAAGTTGTTATTATTAACGGAAACAGTGTAACATCTATCGGAACTACTGTTGCCACTTTCGCCACAGCTATTAACAATGCAGGCATCGAAGGTGTCAAGGCAGCCGCAGTAGATGGAAAACTTGAATTGTACGTGATACCAGTAGCATCAGGAGGTGACTCATCAGCAAACGACTCCTCAAGTCTAGCAATATCAGCTCTAGAACTTGAAGATCAAACAGGAACTCCATTCGCAGATGTTGGTATAGCAACTGGTACCCTCAACAGACATTTTCCACCAAAAGTTTTCATTGGCCAACACACTGAAGATCATGGATTTAGATCAGGTGACACAAGACCAAGACCAACAGGTTCTATTTTTATACAAACTACTGAACCAAACGGTGGAGCATCCATTTCACTAAAAAAATATTCAACAACCTTAGGTGTATTTGAAACTGTACCTGCTCCTGTGTTTAAAACACAAGAACAAGCATTACAGCAATTAGATAAATCAGGAGGTGGTATTAATTTAACAACCAATGATGTGTTTGTACAAGTAAACACCACTGAGCATGAATGGGATGATTCTACTAGGGATAGTGGAGAATTAATTGACTATGTTGCCTTTGTAAGAAACAGAGGTGTGGGATCAACCACTGAGATTGTTTCAAACAAAATTTCTGATAAAGCAAACGCTGTTACCAACACTGGTACTATTAAAATGGCAGAAACAATTCTTAACACAAGTGCTACTGCTAACACCTCATCAGTTGTATTAATTGAAAAAACAGTTACAATCGGCGGCACTGATGCTGACGATGTTGTAGCAGGCATCTTAGCAGCTGGTTTTGAAAACATAGAAGCTGAA